ATATTAACAACATCTTCTTTTAATCGTTTGTTAAATTCCGCATACAATTCTTTATATTTTGGATTACACAATCTCCAACGATGATCCCACATTTCGTTTAATTGACTAACATCTGGACGATCAAATACCATGTCTATTGCCTCACCAAAGAATTCGTTGGCTAATAAACCACCACCACCATAAATTACAGGAATATCATCTGGAAAAGGATGTCTACCAATTTGTGTGATATCTACTTTTTCATATTCGCTGTCTTTTAAAAAATATTGTAATGGATCACTAGCCATATCTCCAATATTATTTGCGTCTCTTCTGTGAATTACTACTGCTTTTATTGACATGTATTATCCTATTATCCTTTATTTTTAATTATGTGCGAACTTCAAAGGTATCACTTTTCTTGACTTTACCTTTATAGTGTGTCATATATTCTGCAAGAACAGTGTGCTTAAAAATTGTATTATGTTTCCTATTACCCAAATCATTGAAGATATTTCCATGTTTTTGGAACTCATTTACCACTGCTCCAAACACATCTCCGTCATAAAAACGTCTAAGTTCTGCACCATAACCTCTGACATAGTATTCACGATAGCGATTAATAAAATCTTCAAAATAATAGTGTCTAGTATTTGTAATATAAAACCCTGTTTCACCACAAAGTACAGGATTTATTTTTTGAAACCCTTCACCTTTGGTTTTTTTATGATCATAAACAACAGCCATGTAGGTTGCAAGGAAGTGTCCTGGAGCAAGATTACATAAAAAGTCATAAGGCACAGTTTTAAATGTAATTACATCGCTGTCTAACCATATAACTCTATCTACACCTTGAAACTGACAAGCACGTAACCAACTAAACGCTTTATAACTGAAAATTTTCACTCTTTTTTTGTAGTCTGTTTCTTGAAAATCTCTAAAATCTTGGTCCAGTTCGTCAAAACTGTGATACATTACATTGTCGTGATTATCTAGTGTAAAGTCTTCAGCAAACACATGAAGTGTAATTTCTTTTGGCCAATATTTTACAAAACTGTCGATGCAATTTTTGCCTAATTTGTCGTAATAGGCCTTATTTTGTGTTGTTACTGCTATAAATTTCAAAATCCTAATATCCTTTTTGCAGTACCGTCTTTTAGTTCATCAATATGAAATTGACCATAGGCTAAATGACATGCCCATTCGTATACTTCGTCTTGATCGGGGTACTTTGGTTGTTCAATTTGTGTTAAATCATTAGATGCCAATTCCATAGCGGCATTCGGAGCCAGTGTAAATGCTGGTATACCGTATAATATGGCTTCAGTTGCCGCAATGCTTTGTAGTGTTACCACGGCAAACGCATCATCTAGTTCTTGGTAGATTGTTTTTTCAATTCTTTCTTGTCTTTTGGCCTTTTCTCTAATTACAATAGGGCGGTCAGTATGCTTTTGAATTATTTCTACTGTTTCTCGGCGCCATTTTACCATATCAATGTTATAAAATCTTGCAGGTTTTTCACTTGGCATTACTACAAGTATATTCCTGCCATCTCTTTTCCATGTAGGAATCTTGACACCTAATTTTTCAAGTCTATCTGAAGGTCTTTGTTCGACAATATCGTGCTGTAGGTCGTTTTTTACAATTCTATGAAATAATTTAAAGCCATTTGGGTTAATTGGACTTTTATAGTTACCTATATAACCACTATCCATGTAATAAAAGTCTCTTTGCTCTGCCCAACACTGTTGCATTAACTTAAATTTTAAAATTCCACGTAAAAAGATAGGCCCCGATGTTTCATTAAAATTAAATTGATCAGAATGTGTAGGAACCACGCCAAAACTCTTGGCAAGCATGTTAATATATTCGTCGGAAGCGTTTTTACTTAGGAATGTTATATTGTTTTCCATTGTTGACCTGTTTTGTTTGCAGTTTCAATCCACAAATCAGCATAGTCTACATCTTGACAGTTTGCAAACCACGGTCCACCTTCGGTAAAGTGAATTGCTTTTGGTTTTCCGTCTTGTGGCTCCTTATACCAACCTTCTAACCAGTTCCATTCATGACTAATTTGACCGATTTCTTTGTCTTTTAGCCAACTAAAACGGTGCATGTACTTTCCAGTCTCTTTGTTTACCATGCTAGGTATAACTTGTTGGTTGCTAGGATGTCCGCAATTCCATAATACCATTGAACTCCAGTTTTTTCTCGGATAAAGTGTCTGCTGTTTGCCGTCCATCTTTACACCTTCTTTAGGAGTATAGTCATGATGCACACACATTACTGCATATTTGTCATCTCTCTGTGCAAATAGTTTATCAACGTCTTCTAACCACAAAAAGTCACAATCACAAAACAATGCCCAACCCTTGTAATCCATTAGATAAGGAATTAAAAATCTTGTAAATGTAAATTCAGTGCTACCAAGTGAATCATGTGGTCTGGTGTATACGCCTTTGTCGCGAAGTTCATTAATTTTTAAATATTTTATGTCAATAGGTTCTTCAGTTGTGTGACGCAAACTGTATTCACAAACATCACTTGCAATTGGCTCACGGGAATCATACCCAATAAAAATAGTGTTCATTATTTTCCTTCTTTCCCGTAATTTTCATCAACGCCAACACGCTGTATGTCATCTTCAATACAATTATCACCAAATTGTATTTCAATAATTCTTAACGGTTTGTTAGTTTTGTTTTCTAGTTGGTGCCATTCACCTACACCTATATTTAAACTTTGAAATTTGCTAAGTGTTGCCCATTCGTCTAAATCTGTACTACGATCTATGGTGTTTACCGTAGCAGTGCCTTCACTTACAAACCATAGTTCATTTCTGTGTTTGTGTTTTTGCATACTCAACTGTTTACCTGGGTCAACTGTAAGTTCTTTTAACTTAACTTCATTTCCAACACCAAATAGAACTCTGTAATAACCCCAAGGACGTTCAGTTTTCGGATATTTGTATTCTTCTAGTATCCAACTGCTTGAATTCTTTTTATCTTCACCACCTACACCAAACTTAAATGTTAATCTAGGATGAAATACTTCCATTTCTGGAATATTTTCTTTTGTTCTGTCGCCGCCGTTAGCAAATATGTAATCTTCGTGTTCCCATTTAGACATTGTTTGTCTAATTGCATCAGATGCTGTGTTATCACTGTCATCAAACGCAATAACTTCGTCTACTACTGCTAGTTCTTTAACTATTGCTACACGTTCTTCATAAGGCATAAAAGATTTGCCTTTTTTACGTGATATCCACTCATCAGAATTGACGCCAACGACCAAATAATCGCCTAATTCCTTAGCGGCTTTGAAATAGGCAATGTGCCCTGAGTGTAAGGGATCAAAACCTCCAGTTACTATTACAACTTTCATGTTAATATTTATTTGTAGCAGTTTGCCAGGATGTATTTGTTGATTTTCGCTGTTTTTACGGTTGAAAAATGTTTATTGCTAAAAAGTTACTTTCATATACTGCATCTAAAATACGTTCTTTTTGTGTAATGTTAGAAAACACATCTCTCGGTATTTTATCTAGTGTAATAATACTGTGTATTGTAAAGTTGTTTTCTGTAAAAAAGTCATACAAATCATTAGCAGTATAGTTGTACTCTTGAAAATGTATTTGATTACATTCAAAATAAACTAGACTAGTTTTTTGTAAAGTTTTTACTGCGCCTTGTAGTGCAGGAAGTTCTGCACCTTCTACATCTATCTTAATAAAGTAAGGATCGATGTTATAACTATCAACAGTTTTACTTTGTAGTGTTAGTTCATTGTAATTTTCTAATCTATAATGTTTTCTTAATCCACTCCACCCTGCACGATCGAGATCTTGATAGAATGTTACACTACCTGGTTCATTAGATACTACATCATTGTATACAAATACATTATTGTCTTTTCTATAACGACGTTTTAGTCTATTAAAATGATCCGGCAATGCTTCAATACAATGAAATTCAGCATCAGGAAAATATGTTACATAAGGAACTAACCATTTACCTGTGCGTGATCCTATATCAATCATAGTCATGTCTATAGGTGCATGAGTTGTAATGTAATCATATATTAGTTTTGTATCTTGTTTTTTAAAGTTCATACAAATAATTTTCTTCTGTAATATTTTACATCAAACAATATACTGTTAAACATTACTCTAGGAATTATCCAACCGTATTTTCTAACTATTTCTAATGCTTTTTTACAACCTAAAGGTGTAATAAGATACGCATCTGCATTCTTTAAACAGTTGTTTTCAAAGAAAGGATAATCATCTCCGCCTATATTGTAATTGGGTTTAGGTAAAGATTCTATTGAGTTTTCGTACTCCCATTCTCCGACACTTAAATTTAAAACTTCAGTATAAAATTTATTTACATTGCCTGGGATAGGCCATTGTTGCCAACAGCAGTCTTCGATTATTAGAGTTGGTTTATCAGATTCAGCACCCAGTCGCCATGCTTTTAGATGATCATAGAATGTTAAAAAATGACCGTTTTCTCTATGGTTACTGTTTCTATAATTTTTATATTTTCCGTAAGTTGCTGGAGGTACTTTATTTGCTTGATCGATTGTTTGAATGCCTGTAATGGATTTATTGTTATAACCTAGTTCAACACAACGGTCATAACATTCTTGATAATCGTTTTGATTGGTTTTTATTATTATAACATCAAAGTGATGCATCTTCCATTCCTGCTACACGTAATTTAGTAATATTAGTTATCTGCCATTGCTTCATGTCAATGCCTTTTAAGATTCCTAACCACTTGTTACGTAGCAGTGCAAACTCGTTGATAATTTTTTCCATATCAACTACGTCTGCTTCGCCGTCGACATATTTTTCAACATCACGACTGCTTAATGCTCTTTGATAGTTTTCAAGATACTGTTTAAAATATTTACTTCGTGTTCTGCGTAGTTCGATGTTTAGGTATTCGAGGATTGCTTCAATTTCTTGTAGTTGTCCAAAACGTTTTTCTACAACACCAGGCAAATTAGAGGCGTTCTTTTCAAGATTGCCTTTCAAAGCACACTCTATCCTAGCATCTTCCATTTGTTCCTCATACCATAGTATAGCATCAGGAATGCAAGAAATATCAGTTGAAATCCTCGAATACCAATTTATCATTTAATAATCTTCCGAATCATATTCATCATTGTCTTCATCATAATCATTATCGTATACCCCTTCGTCGCCATATACTTCTGTTACAGCGTCTTTGAGATAAGGATCCTGATCCGCTAACTGATATAACATTGGTTCTTCTAGACCATTTTCTACACACCAGTTTATAAACTTGTTAGCACAATCTTGTTTGCTTTTAACATCGACAAATTCAGCAAACGAATCCCAAAGGTCAATTAATTGTTCGTCACTTAGATTCAATTAGAGTCTCCTGTTCAACGGTTTCTGTATTATCATCGGCCTCTTGGTCGATTTCGTTATACTTATCACCGCTGTTCGAGAAATCCTTCATAATGATTTCGAGTTGATCTCCAGTCCAATCCTTACGATAGTTCAAATGTTCTTGACCTGCTGAATCCAAAAACTTTAGTCTATTGCCTTGTTGTTTTAACAAACCTTGTTTTTCAAACAAATCAACTAGACCACTATATGGATCCATGCCAGTTTCGTATGGAATCTTAACCTGTACACCTTCAAAAGGTTTTGCGTATCGTGTTTTCATAACCTTACAAGCGGCTCTGATACCACGTACATCTGTAACCTTTTTACCATCTTCATCTTCTTTTAGTTTCAACTTTTTCATTGCTACTACGATAGATGAAGCATACACAAAGCCTTGTCCTCCACTGATTTTATCATCAGGATCAAACATATCTTGCGATGCGTATGTGTGGTTAGTACATACCATACCTACGTTGTAACTACCAAACATGTTTACACAGTTACGTACAAGTGCTGTAAGTGCCTTAGGTTTTCTACCCATGTCACCTTTTAAGTCACCTCTATCAAACTGATCAACATCTGTTGGAGTTAGCAACATACCCAAACTGTCAATTACAAACAATACTTTAGGACGTTCTTGTGGATCAATACCATCATAATCGTCTCTATATTCTTTCATAAAGTTTGAAACAGTTTTTGCTACGTCATCAATCATACTCATTGACAAACGTAATAGTTTACTTTCGTCTGTATCAACACCAAGTGCTTGTAACCACTTTTCGTCAAGTGCGTTCTCTGAGTCAATTAGTACTACAAAGATACCCTGTTCTTGTGCTGATTTTACAATGTTTCCAGAAGCAAAGTAAGATTTACCTGCACCGGATTCGCCGGCAAACACTGTTACCTTACCTAGCGGAACACCTTTGTGGAAGTCTCCACTAATAAGATAGTTAAGTGCGTAATTGCCTGTACTTACCCAGTCTGTTGGATCGTTAAAGCCAACACCAAGTCCTGTAATAGACTTGGTGAGACCTTTACGAAACTTTGATACATCAAATGGTTTCGTCATGTTTGCTCCTTACGATTGACGTGAGCGAATCATATTCAAAATGTCTTGAGCACGTTCGCTACTTGGTTTGTCATCTTCAGCCGCAGGTGTAGTAGTTTGTGCTGGTGCAGGATCTGCAACAGTTTCTGCTACTGGCTCACTTGCTGGAGTTGGAGTTGGTGTTGCTGGAGCACTTGCCGGGGCAGATGCTTTGTTTGGATCACCAGTTGGAGCACTCATGCCTGGAGCACGAAAGTACTGACCAAAACGATCTGGATCATATGCTTCACCGTCAACAGATGCTTCAAACATCTCTTGAATTACTTTTACTTCAACTTCTGAAGGTTTCTTAGGAAGGAAATCATTTAGATTATACAATCCATGTGAGTCAACTGCCGCTTTCTCTTCATCAGTAAGAGCACGTTCTCTACGTGACCATTGTGATGTTGAGTAGTCAGCATAACCACCTTTAGATGTTTTCTTAATTCTAAAGTCAACACCTCTTGCATAATCTGTTGGAAGTTCTTCCATCTCCGGATCCATCAAAGCACCTTTAATAATTTGGAAAATTTGTGGACCAATAATAAACCTACGAATAGGATTATCTGGAGTTGAATCTTCACTGATCGGATTGTCAGCAACGAAGCCTTGGAAAATGTATGAACGCTTTTTCCAATACTTACGTCCTTGATCTTCGAGTGAAGGATCTTTAAACCAACCACGTACTTCTGAAAGGACTGGACAGGTCTCTCCATACATTTCCATGCATGGAACGTTTACTGTAACAGGACGTGAATCTGTTTGTCCCTTAATCCCAGCAAATGGAAGTTTGATCATCAAACGCTCTTTCCAAAAGAACACGTTCTCTGGATCTGCGTCTGGCAAGAAACGAAGTACTGCTTCGCTACCTTCTGCCATATTCCAATGTGGGTAAATTGCGTTGTCGCCGCCGCTTTGTTGTTTGCCTCCGCCTTTACGATCTTCTTGTTCACGTAATTTTGCACGGATTTCTGCTAGTGTTGCCATAATATAAGCCTCCTATTTGTTTTGCCTTTATGTGCCTGTTGATAGATAATCTCTAACAACTATCTACTATTATATTTAGTCTTGACGTAAAAGTCAAGTTTAATTTAGAAGTTTGTTTACCAAAGTGGATTATTTTGTGGTGTAAACACAAAATTAATAATCATTCTGCGTGGGTTTGCACTGCTTGGATTTGAACTTGCATGGAATCTGTTGCTAGGAAAAATAAACATTCTTCCTCTTTTTGGTTCCACAGTAGTTTCTACTTCTAAATTACCCATGCCCTGTCTAAGTGAATTTTTGAACAGTCTAGTGGCTCCATCACAGTCATGCAGATAATAGATCATGCTTAAACTTTCATCATGTGGACTATCGATATGTGGCGGATTGTATACTTTAGTTGGATCACTGCCATCTGCCATCATAAGATTGCTTTTTACACGTTCAATAGTTTTAATTTGCATACCTGTTTCTTTTTCTAAAAAGTAAAAGATTGGCTTAACCATTTCCCAAGTGTAGCATGTAATTTGTTTTGTTGGATCTAGTACTGTGTGTACAAACTGTGGCGATTCTTTTATTTCTGGATTATCTGCTATAAAAGCAAGTTCCCAATCTTGGAATCCGCTTGTGTTGTCTTGCCACATCCAAACCATGTTTGGATCCTTGAAAGTTAATTCAAGGTGTTCTTGCATAGAGGTGGGTAATACATCGTCAAATACTTTATACATCATACATATATTTAAGTATTAGATTTTTTTGGGTATTACTTTTTGATTCCGGCTAAATGAATGATTCTGTTTAGATCTTCGTTAGTCTTTTTCAACGCTTTTCTTACACCTGGATGATCTGAAAGTCCTTTAGCAATTTTTTCAATAGTGTTAACTGCACCTGTATAATTACCGCCTTTGTAGCGTTTATCATTAAGTACACCATAAGCCATTTTGATTTGCTTATCACTGAACTCTTGCTTTTCAGCACCTTCGTGCGTTGTATTGATCTTTTGTTGTACTGCTTCTAAACCTTTTTCTTTTAGGTCTTCAATAAAATCATTTACTATTGATCTAGCATATCTGTCATCAGCATCTTTTTCGCTGTGTCTATCTCTAAGATGTTCTAGTTCTTCAATAGCATCTTCAACAGTACTAGCATCTTCGATAATTCTTTCTGCATCTACTAGTGCCATATCCCAAGCATTACCGCCTTCTGCAACAGGTGCTGATTTTTTCATCGCCTGTTTTACTTCTTCGGGTGACATGCCTAATTCTTTAGCAATCTCTTCAGCACTCTTCCCTTGCTTATGTAACTTGTACATATACGGTATTGCTTCTTCAATATCATCGCTTTCGACTTGTACCTCTTTGCCTGTTAGTTTGGATACAAATCGCTCGACTAGATCCCCTACGGAATCACCAAAACGCTTACGAGCGGAGATTACAACACCCGTTTCACCTTTTGGAAACGCTCCAGTTTCTTTATCATAGAATGAGCGAACAAACTCAATGACATCTTCAGTTGATGCTTTTTTATCTTCAACACCATCATCTTGACCTGCTATTTTCATAGCACCGTCTTTGTCAATTGTTACATCAGTAGTGTCGTCTTCTTGTTTTAGATCACCAAAATCTAAATCGTCTAACACTTCAGGCATATTCTTTTTAACATAAGAATAAATTAAAGGTCTTACACATGCGTCAGCATCTTTGTCTGCGAGTGCAACGACATCTTTCTTGAAAGTTTCATCATCAATAATACCTTCAAGACTACTAATTGCGTTTGTTCCATCTGGCCCCACTGGCAGATGTTTTTTAATCATTTTATTCAGTAAAGCAATTTTTTGCTTATCTACTGTTTCGCTCATTACTGAGTCTGCCCACTGTTCGAATTCGTCAACTCCTTCGCCGTGTGCATATTTGTTATCACGCTGATCCAATTCGTATTCAGCATCTTCTTGTGCCGCTTGTAATAACTCGTCCATGTCTTGCATTTCAAGATCCATATCTGAATCAAAACCTAATTTGCTATTACTATCTGGGTTGCAAGAAATTTTGATTGATTTAGGATGTACAACAGGTTTACCATCAACTATTGTTGCTGTGTAATATACTATGCATGGTGTTGTTTCACCATCGTCGCCTGTACCTTCCCAATCAAATTCACCATCAAAGTGATCTGGATCAAACCCTTCTACTACATCATCAAGAGTAACTGTTGTTTCAGAAATTCTCTTTTGATGAATCTTGTGTAGCAAAGGAAACATGTCAGTTAAATTTTCATTAAACTGTGGAATAGTAAATGCATTGGTAAGATCATTTACAATGTCTTCTCCCAATTCTGTATCCTCTGACCCTAGAGGCATAAAAGATTCTTTTTGTTGTGTATAGTATGTTTGTGTCTGTAATTTTTTGATATGTTGTCTTAGACTTTCAAGTTCTACGTTAGCACCTTCAATAATATCATTTGAAGTTGTGTTCATAAAATCTTTGTGTTGTACATATCTTTTGAAAGTTGTTAGTTTTGCAATGTTACCAGAAGTTTCAATAATGTGCCTACCAAAGTCATCATGTGGAAGACCGCTGTTAGCGACATGACGTGCCATTGCTCTAGCACCTGCTAAATGATTGAATGGATATTTAAAACGCTCACCTGATTCATTTTCAATAAACAGTGTTTGAATATTACGTGCTCTAGCACCCATTTGTTCTGCGTTTATTTCTTTTTTGTGTCTAATAATTAACTTAGTTTTGTCTAGGTTTTCATAACTAGACTTTGTACTTCCATACATTGCTGACTCCTGAACTTTGTTACCTAGATATTTATAGTCTCTTTTATCTAAATTTGTTTTTGCAATATCTCTAGCATCGAACCCCATCATATGTTTTTTACTAAAGAAACGCATTTCCTTTAAAAAAGCAAACCAAGCGTTTTCAACTGCTTCATTAGCGTTTTCAAGCATTCCTTGGCTGTAATACAGTTTAAGTGTATCTGGATCCTTAATGCTTATGCTTACAGCACCTTGATTTTCTCCATCAACAATGTAGTCAAAGTCAAAAAATCGTGCCTTGCTATCCTCGCTAGTAGGCGCTCCGTTTTCGTCCCCCATTTCTATGCGTGGGAAGCGAGAACGAATCTTCTCAAATAATGATGATGCTATTGAATCTAAACCTTTCATATATGTATTTATACTATTAGAAAGAAACAAATACCGGCATTGGTAACACTGTTTCCGAGTTAATATCCTTCATTTTTTCATATATAGCAGGATCCCAATCAGCCAATATCTGTTGCATACGCACATTTAATAGTGTAGCACTAACCAAGTCGTCATGCTCTCCTGACTTAGCACCAAACGTTGTTCCGTGTGCTACGTATGCTTTTAATTCGCTTATAAGTGGTTTACTGCGTATCTTAAGTTTGCTTTGTTCTAGTAAATGCTTGAATTTAGCACAAGCACTCATTTTAGTTTTGTGTGTTGTATTGAATCCTTTTCTAAATTTACGCACATGCCCTTTTCTAATAGGTTCACTCAAAAACATACCGTAAATGTTTTCTTCACCGTAGTCTTTGACTGTAACAAGTGCCGCTTCGCCTATGGCGTTGTTTTCAATTGAGTAGTACACCTGTGGCAAGCGTCCGGTTGCTTCTTCACATTGTTCTTTTATAGTTCTTGTGATATCAGCAAGTATTCGTACTTGTCCTTGTATAGGTGTTAAATTGTGTTGCCACTCTGCTACCTGTTCAAAAGTTGGCAATTCGAAAACTTGAATAGCCGCATAGTCACCTCCTGTACCTAAACTTGGGTCCATACTTACAACATAAGTCATTTTATCGTTGCAGTCTTTGTACCACCGTGTTTGACCCATTTTTCTCAAAGGTTCTTCACCTTCAAGTTCAGCAAGTCTTACACTGTTAATTAATGTTTCGTCAAAGATTAAGAATTCACATTCGTGTTCACGTCTAAAACGTTCTTCACCAATGCGTGATTTTTCTTCTGCCGCCCATTGTTCATCTCTATCCGGATGTTCACTCCAATGTGCAGTAAAAGCATAAAATCCATTGATACCTACTTCAGTATCATTACCGTGTTCGTCAAATCTTTTCATTGCTTCTGTCCAAATAAGTGCAAATTGATCTTCGTCACTGTTTGGAGTAGAAGTAATAATTGCCTTACCACCTGTTGCTAGTGTAGGTGAAATAGCAGTCCAGAATTCTTTGGCAATGGTTGGATTAACAAACGCAAACTCATCACAGTACAGTAGTGAAATACTCATACCACGTCCTGTGTTGTCTGTAGTGGTTTGTGAAACTATTCGCGAGCCGTTATCAAATTCCATTGACCCTTTGTTATATGAAGTTACACCACATCTAATATGGTCTGGACAGTCTTCGTAAGCATAGCGAATACGATGCATAATTTCTTGGGCACCTGCGTATTTGTGTGCCGCAATAAGAACAGTTACATCTGGGTTAAACATAGCATACCACAATAGATAACCTGCGGCTGTTGTTGACTTACCTGTCTGTCTAGGTAGCATGTTAATATTAAATCTATAGTTGTGATATGAATCTACAAGTCTCTCTTGAAACTCAAATGGTGCAAATAACAATTTACCTTTTGTAGGATGTTGAATATAGAAAAAATTATCCATAAAGAATTTAGCACCTGTATCTGGATTCATACAGGCTGTAAGTTCTTCAATTTGTTTTTTTGTGTATCTAGTCTTTGAGTGTGCTTTTTTAACTAGTACACCGTCAAGACTTTTTCCTTGTTGTGCCATACTAATATTTAGTGGAGTTTTAAGTGGTTAGGCTTTTTTCTTAGCCATCTTAGTTGCAGTAGCGTACATTACTGCTTCTGCATCTTTGCCATAGCGATCTTTAAAATCGCTCTTTGCTTTCTTCATACCTTTAACGTATTTTTCCTTGGTCTTTCCTTCTTTCTTAGAAAGTTTACGTTCTGTTAGTTCGTGTATACGCATTACGGTGCAGTTGGATAATTAGTATCATCAGTATCTATTTGTCCTGCACTATGCTTATCTAATTTACCTAGATACTCGATAATTTGATCCACATTCATTTTACTTAGATCATGCTTAACCACTTTAGGTTTGATTTGCATTGTAGCAAGGTCATTGATCGGTCTTGCGGTTGCTCCTTGAACTAGTGCATTTTCAAGATCTATTTTTTCTTTTAACTTGTCGTATTCTTGTTTAGTAAACACATCAGTGTTTTCGTTTATGTCGTCTTTAAACAATATCCCGCCTGGTGTTTTCTTATAACCAGTGCCGTCTGGTTTTGCTTGACTTAAAATCTTGCTAACGTTACTGTTAGGATCTTCGTGTTTTTTAGCACTACGTATAACCTTGTTCATGTCATCGTCAATGCCTTTGATTACTGGTTCGATACGTTCTTTAAGTTTAGTGCCTTTACCTGCATTCTTTATTTTTTTAATAATTTTTATAAGCGTTACTCCAGGGCCTAAAAATACGCCGGCCGCCATCATGCTAAAATATATAGCAATGGCTTGTTTTTCTTCGGGAAGCATGTTTCCACGCATCCATCTACCATACCAATCTTTTTTGCCATATTCCCAGTAAAAATTCCAAGCGCCGAGTAGCGATGTACCTACACCTGCAAGTCTTAAAAATCTCCATGCCCACACACCTACATAACGTAATGCCGCCATGACATAAGGCGCTATTGCTAGTGGTCCTGCTTCGTTTATTTCTGATTGGTCAGTCTTTTTTTTTACATCTGCACTTTCGTTAACAAATGTAATGTAGTCTTGGCGTAGTGCCTCTTCAATATCCTCGAGGGGATTATCGCCTCGCATAGAAAACTTACGAGGTAGTTTTTTAATTTCTGTTTTACCGTATTGTTTTTCTAAACTGTCTACGGAATATTTTTCTTCTTCTTTTTCTTTGCCCATTGAATTAGCATAACCTTCTTCAGTTTGATCATCTTCATGGTATGCAGGATCTTTTACTCTTAGGTCTTTAGGATTTTTAGAACCATTTAAACCATTTAGCCCTGCTAGTCTTGTAATATCATTTGTGGTGCTGTAATGTTCGTCGGGTGCATTTTCATATTCTGCTTCACCTGGTTCTTCACAACCACAGTTTCCATTGATGTTGTCATCACCTTTCATAGTCATGTCTGGTGTGTCGCCTTGTGGCATCATGTCTTGACCTACTGGTTCCATACCAGCAAGTTTCATAATTCTTTGTAGTGCAGGTAGATCATCTGGTGAGTCAGCAGTAATAGTAATTGCTTCGTTTACAGATTCTTTAACTGATTTACCGCAGTCTGGTCCGCAGTTACAATTAGGACCACAGTTACCGCCACATGCACAATCTTTATTGCAATTACATGCTTTGGCTTCGTTAGTTTTTTTCTTTTCTTTATCTTTTACGGCTTTCTTCATTGGCTCTTTTTTGTCACCGTCACCGTCAATATCGATGTAATCAGGTTTTGCTTTTTTACCTTCATCAACTTGATCATAATAACCTAAGTCTTTTAATTTTTTCATTACATCAATCATTTCACGTGTAGCCATAATTATTCCCCTGCTTGTCTATCTTTTGCTTCTTTAGCAAGACTTTGCAAAAATGTTTCTTTACCTTTTTCTGTAACAACTAAGTCGTCTTTGTTAACATCTGGACCATCGTATTTGTATTCACCGTCCATAAGTTTTGATTCATATGTAGTATCTTCAGACTCTTTTTGATATTCTTCATATGGCTCACCTGGTGCACGTACTCTAATATTTTCTACGCTTACGTTTGTAAAGTTTGCAATGTAGTGTCTTAATTGATCCTGTGTAGTTGGATAATTTAGAGTAGTTTCAAACACAGTTACTTCTGTATGAGTCATTTGTGGAAAGTCTAATGGTACACTCTGAATAGGAGTTTTCTTACCTGCTGTAAGATTTGTGATTTCATATTTTTTCAAAGCAGTTTCCATCTTATCCTCAAAGCCTTCAGGTAGTTCGCCCGCTACTTTAATGATAAAATCGTATTGTTTACTCGCTTCTGATAGATACTTTTTAAAATCCATGGTTACTCCTAATATGTATAGTTATTTATCTTCTTGCTTGTTTAAAATTTCTTGAATGAGCGAGTTACGATCAATGATTACGCCCTCACTATCCACTGTATTTGCAGTATCACCTGCTTTTTGATCTATTTGTTGCTTTTTAAGTTGTAATTCAACCATTTTTAACTTCTTATCAAGTTTAGCACTCTTAGCATCAATAGCATTTTTAAGACTGCCTACAGCAACTTCAAAAACACGGCCTGCATAGCGGCTTTCTACATTCATACCCAAATCCATTAGATCTTCGTATGTTGCTTTTGCTTTATCTGCAAGTTCGTCTAACTCTTTATCTGCTAATTCTCCAAGTCCTTTTACCATAGGCAGTGCCGCTGATATTTTATCAAACTCAGCAATGGTTCTTTCCATCTGCTTGACTTGTTTTGGAGTATCAACTACTTCTTGTTTTGGTTCTTCTACTTGCTCCATAGTTTCTTTAACTTCTGGAAGATCAAGTAATTCTTCTAATTTCTTCGTCATAATAGTACTTATCTTTTCCCTTGATGGAACAAATCTTTTTCTGTTACAATTCTAAAAAATATGCCATGCTGTTTAGCATAAGCATTTGCCGCTTCCCATTTTGCTTTGTTTTTTATAAACTGTGCTTGATTATATGTGTTCTTACCAACATTTTCTCTTACAGTTTGATTTTGGGGTTTGATTTCAATTATTTCTGCTTTTGTTTTTCCTTTTTTATTACTGTACACAATAAAAAAGTCTGGAACATAAATTGTATATTTTCCTGTAAGCGGATCTCTATAAGGAATTTTAATTGACTCACTGGCCCATTTAGCAATAGCAGGATGTTCATCGCACAATTTCATAAAGTGCCATTCCCAACTACTTCTATACATAGGTGTTTTTGTTCCTATATATTTGTCTGGATTTTTAAGATCGTATCTGCCTTGGGCAAACTTCATAGCCATGTTTATGCCCCATCGATGATATTTCTTTTAGCACTGTTGTCAACTTTTTCTTTTGCTGTTCCTAACGTGCTTGACTTTGGCCTATTGATATTTAAAATTTCTCCAAGCGTATCTGTTAATTGCATATTTGAAGTTTGTCTAAGTTCTTCATAAATTGTCATTGGATCTATTTCATCAATATTACACTGCTTTAAAATAATATTAGTTGATTGTTTTGCAGTTTCAGGAGCCATACCTTTTCTTGTTAATAGATCAACAAACGCAGTTACATCACTAGATTTTAAATTAATTTCTTGTTTATTAAAACTATTAAAAAAATCTAGCGTTTGATCAGCACTATTATTTGCTGATTCACCTACTGTTGTGTATACATTTGTACTCACTCTTTAACTCCTAATTAACACTTTGTTGATTTTCATCGCCGGCGTTTCCAGCACCTTGTTGATTGTTTTCTAATTGACCAGATGCAGTTCCTGAAGGATTACCGGCTTCTGCTTTAGTACGTTTCGCCGCATCAAACTTGTCAGCACCTTTTTGATCAATTGTTTGTCTAGCACTTCTTATTAAACTTTGTTCTGTAATGCCTTGAATTTCGTTTCGTACACCTTCTTTGGTTAACTGTTTTGCATTATCAATTGTGTTCTTGGCTTTAATTGCAGTACCAATAAATGCAAACGGATTTGCAAAAGCATCACCACTTGCAACATCTCCGAATACATCTAAGCCGCCAGCAAGTACACCATTTGCTCCAAAGAATCCTGCTGTTCCTCCACCCATTACACTTAACGGTGAAGGAGTTCTATCGTAGTGCAGTGTTGCAAAACCTGTAGGATTATCAGTAGTAACTCTACCTGTTGCGTATTTTACACCTTCATAAATTACAGTCATTTGATTTTCTCTTGGAGCACTATCTCCTGCACTCATTGATGGAGGATCCCAACTTTGTATCATAGGATTGATTAGTGTAAATTCAAAAAATCTATGACGTGCTAATTGATATATACTGACACCTTCATTTTGAAAGAAGTTTTTATTTCTATCACTGTTTAAACCAAATTTTACATATTGTTCTGATCCTTGATAAGGAGTTTGCTTATAAAGTTCTTGCCAATATAAACTATCGTTATAGTTTGCTTTAAAATACTGTTGCCAGAATGCGTTGGTTAGTCCGTCATTGTCATCATGAAAATTAATTGTAACAGGTGCGTATGTTACTGCTGTTTGGTAATTTGTTTTTTTACCGTATTGATTTTTTGTATCCGTTTGTACTTGTATTCCGGGTAATTTTACGTCTTTAACTAGCATACCACATTCAATTTGTGGACTTGCTCTGTTAAAAGTACCATCTGGTGATCGTAACGCAACATTATTAATATTAAATGTTACATGATATAAAAATCCAACCTTAGGTGCAAGACGCATATAGTCATCAGTAAATAAACGAGCCGCGTGTTGATAATCACGCATGTCGCCTTCACTTCCGAATATACCGTTGAATACGTTTCCTAAAAACTTTGTTAACTTGGCCATACTATTATTTAGTCGTAAAAAAAGGCCGGAGATTTTTACGTCTCCGACCTTAAATTTTAAAAGTTTTTATTAACCTGTTGCTAACGTTCTAATTGTTCTGCCAACTGCGCCGCCTAAGCCACTTGGTTGACCTGCACCATTAGTTTGAATAGCATTATCATATTGGATTTGCAGTTGAATATCAACTGGATTTGAATCACTGTATGATAACTGGTTGTAGTTAATATCTTGAACAAAGCAACCTACTAACTCAAAAGTTTCAAGTACGCTAGGAGCATTAGCGCCATTACCACCATCAAGTATTTCGATTCTACCTTTGAACTTGTAATCAACACCAGATGCCGCACTTGACTGTTCGAAGAAGTCAAACTGCTTCTGAAGTTGCTCACCGCACAGTTTGTTAACTGAGTTGTTCACGTCATCTCTTAGAGTGATTGTGATTGGTTGCCATGTATGTTTACCTGCATAGTAAACTTTTGAGTTGTAAACATCAATTGCTACAGATTCAAAGTTTACATTAGGTCTCGTTACATCGATAACCTGCTTTGTTAATTCTACACTTGGACTTCCAGCACCAAAATTTTCAAGTGATACTCTAAAGCGATACTTTAGTTTTGGCATCAACAAACCTTGGGTGGATGCTGACTGATCACTTGCTAATGGAACTGTAAATCTACTTAAACTTGAAATTGCCATTATATTGCTCCTTTTACAGTTTTATTTATCTTCATTATTGAGCCCCCAAAGTTGCTATTTCGCCTGTGTTCTTTAAGCGTAATGGTATGTAGATAAATTCAACAGCCTTGACAGGTTCAATAGCAATGTCTAAGTAAAGTTCATTTCTATCAATTCTGCTTGGTGTGTTGTTAGTTTCATCACATACAACTAGGAAGTCGTATAGTGCTCTTTGACCTACTAACTCAAGCAATAAACTTTCTGCCGCTTGTTTGATCTCGTCACGTGTAATCTTATCGTTTGGTTCAAACAAGAACGGTTTAGCAAGTAGATTTAATTGACGTCTTAGGTACGCTGTTAAACGTGCCACGTTAATTCGATCTAATGCACTTGCGTTTCTTGCTCTTGTAACTTGTCCAAAGTTAACCAATCCACTTCCAGTAATGAATGTGATTGGGTTAATCTTAGCACTTTGCATTGTATCTCTTGTACCGTCATTTAATGATACTGGTGTAAATTCACCTTCATTGTTGATATAACCAACACTTGAAGCATTGCTAATACCACCACGTCTTGTACCTGCTGGTGCAAACCATGGGAACGATACTTGATCGCTCAGTGCAATAGTTTTAAGCATCATGTGACTTGGTGGAACAACAATGTTGTTACCAGTTAAGTCTGTTGTAAATCCTGATGGATAAAATGTTGCCATGTATTCATCGTATGTTACAAATCCATCTTCACCATCTGCTAGTGCATTACCTGTGTTGTTACCATAATTTTGTAACGTAGTTGCACTTGCTGATAATCTAAATGGAGTATCTGCTACAACAAAGCCAGTAATTCCTCTGTCAATGTTTAGATTTACAAGGTTACTTGTTAGTTCTGGATAACCAGGAGCCGCTAACAATGTGTATGCTCTTGTTTCTTCATCTCTTAGATCGTCGTTGGTATCAATTTGTGATTTTAGTGCCGCAACAACTGTTTTACGTTGTGCTTTACGACCAAACAATCCTGAACCATCTTCAGCAGTTGTATTCCAACCTACCCATCTATTAACTTTGTAAGAAGCCATTGACTCTTCAGATCCGCCATTGTAAACAGCGCCGTTACCTTCAAATCTCTTGTTCTTACCTGAGTTTTCGTTAATATCAATATGTGTAGTTCTAAAGATTTTAACATTGTTTCCTGAACGTCTAGTGTTCCATAACAACATACCTCTTGGGTATAGTGACGGATCTGGAGCATCTGGATCTAAGTAATCACTTACAAGCATTTTTTCAATAAGTGCTTTAGTGTCACCAGTTACACCTGTTTCACCATAACGTGCATCAGCAAATAAGATACCATCTTCTGAAGTTTGGTCTGTTACATCAACAGCCGCCCATTCTAGATTTAAGCCATCATATTTGTAAACCTTTTGTCCATAAGTTTCAGTGTTGCCTGAGTCAATCCAAAGATCACCGTTTACTAGTGAAGTTCCGTCTGACTGTTGTGTAGGCTCAGTTGCTGAAACAATAGGTCCTTTAGGATCAGCATCACTGTATACTTTGTTATAGCCTCTCCATGTAGTACCGTCGTGTACCATAATATCTACGTCATCAAGTGTAGTATTATACCATAGTGTTCCGTCTGCTGGATCACTTGTAGGTGCACCTGCTTTTGCTTCATAACTCAATGGCTTCCAGTTAGAAATAACTAGGTCTTCACTTGCTTGGCTACCAGCGGCATAAACGTTGTCAACTGAACTTGTGAAGCCTGCTGTTGCTAATGGAGTACCATTTCCATCTGTTAATCTAATTTCACCGCCGATTGTGTGACTAATTTTAACATTTCCGTTTGCAGTAACTTCTGCAACTACGTTTGTTAATCCTGCGTCACTGATTGCTTCAACTAGTGCATCTGCATCAGTACCTGTGAAACTTACACTTGCACTTGTAAATGCTGTTGCAGTTTTAGTTGTTTCAGCGATTGTAAATGTTTTTGTACCAGCACTAATAGTTGGATTAGAAACACTACCAGTTGCACTTGTAGGACTTGGAATTAGTCTTCTGTACAATTTGAAGTCTGCAATTTGTTTTGAATCTTCAGTTGTGTTTGCTAAAGCAAATAATGTTCCAGTTGGAATATTTTGTCCGCCTTCTGAATCAAGTGTTTTAATTGCTTCTGCCGCACTGTTGTAAATTGGTGTCCCAACAGTTGACCATAAGCCTGTACCTGTGCTGTACAACTTAACTTTTAAACTTGCACCTAAGTTAGGTGTAGTAGTTTTCATGTAAACAGAACCAGTAGGTCTTAAACCACTGTAACCTGTTCCACCAACCTCAACTCTGTCAGTTGCTCTCCATAATGGAACTGAACTGTGTGCTGAAATTTGTAATTCTGGTGAATGGAAATATCCTGCTGTAATACCCAAGTCAGTTAAAATTTGTCCTGAACCTTCTTCAATTAAAATAGCACCGTCAGTAGTTGTACCGTCTGTGCTTGAAGTTCCGTCTGAGTAGATTTTAACTCTATCATTAGCATCCAGTTTAGCACCAACACCTGGAATAGCCGCATCGTTAATTGCTTGTACAAATGTTGTTGGTGTTGAACCTGAATTGTTAACTTGTGTATTGTTAATAATAACGTTTGTGCTTCCTAACACACTTGGTGTTAGTGTAGCAGTAATTGTTGGCCAACTTGTTTTCCAAGTAGTTGATGTCCAAGTAGTTGATGTAGCAAAACCAACAGCATCAAATGCTGACTCGTCGTATGAACCAACTTGTACCCAAACGTTATCTTCGTTTTTATACCAAACTTTGTTTTGTGTGTTCCAAGTAACAACAGCATAGTCGCCTTTTGCGCCAACGCTTCCTTTGATACCTGTATACGTTGCACCACTTACTCCTGTAAGATCTGATGATGCACTGATAACAGTTGGTGTTTTATTTGTAAATGTTTGTGTAGAACCATTCCACTGGAATAATCCATATAAAGAATCGTCAGTGTCGAACCAGTAAGTTCCGTCTGCTGGAGCACCTGCTGGTGCATCGTTTGATCCTTGTAATTTTCCTAAGTCTACATTCGCTCTTACAACATACGCTCTGTTTGCCACACCTAGGTATGAATAAGCCGCCTGTAAACCATACTCATTTAATTCGTTACCATGTAGTGGGTTATTAGAAGTGTCTGTATAGAAAGTTGGATTACCAAAGGTTTCTGTTAACTCTCTCTGACTGGTAATTAAGTAAACTTTGTTTTTGTTTGATGCTAGTGTACCTGCCGCAGTTCCTGTCCCTGTGCCTGATGGTTTGCTTTCAGCAGTAGCAACAACAATTAAAGGTGTTGTAGCACCAGCGGCTGGGGTATAGAAACTTTCATCAATTACGCTAACTTCAACTCCGGGTGATGATAGTGCCATGTTATATACTCCTTGTATGGTTTTAGTATTTCTAAAAGTATTTATACAGATCTAGGAAAAATGCTATGTAATATACGTATGAAAAGGGGTCGAAAAGGGCGTGATAAATACAGTTATGACTAGGTCTTTATGTAAGCAATGCAAGAAACGCCCGGTTGCTATTAACTATTACAAAGGCAAAAAGCCTTACTATAGAAGCAAGTGTGATCGTTGTGCTAGTGGCAGATCACCTGGAATACCGTTTTGGCATAAGGCAGGATATCGTCAAAAAGATAAGTGTGATAAGTGCGGATATTCAAGCAAACACAATGAACAGTTTAATGTGTATCATATAGACGGAAACTTAACTAATTGTAAGCATAGCAACTTAAAAACTATATGTGCTAACTGTCAAAGAATTATGCAAAAAACAGGTGTTACTTGGAAGCAGGGAGACCTAACACCTGACTTCTAACAGCGTTGTGTAAATCTTCTAAAGACCCGTCATTCTCAACAACACCGTCAACTTTTTGTCCGACCCACGCATATTCACTAATGTGAACATCAGGATGTTGTTCTTTCATCTTGTCTGTCAACACCATGTTTTTTGTGTGTTTTGCTTCTTCGTTGTGATCGTTTTGTCTTATAGCATCTTCAAACCATGCAGGTTCGGGGCCGCGTTTTATTCTATAAACCTTACCACGTAAACGCTTGATCATTTTAATTTCATTAGGAAAACGTACATCGCTAATAACAGCATCTTGCTTCATCTGTAGCAGTTTGCTTTCTAAACTAGCAATCCATATATCGTCATGAAAACCTTTACGTAGTACATCTGTACCCCAGTATTGTAATATCCAACGCGGAGTAAGGTTAGGCATGTTTAATTTGTCTGCCCACCATTCATCTACTTGCTCACGCCACAGTCTTGATTCTTCTGTATTACCTTCAAGGAATTCTCTATCCCAACCAAAAACTGCTGATACAGCATCTTTAAGAGTAGTCGCAAAACTAACACGTTTAAACCCGCCTTCGCTAACAAGTGTGTCAGCACAGGTATCTTTTCCAGAGCCAATCAGGCCGACGAAACCAACAATCATAGTAAGTTTATATATCCCATGTAAAAGTTTATTATATGCTAGGTGAATAAAAAAGTCAAGTGTTTTTATCCAATAACAAACGATAATGGAGTAGAACCATCAACATAATTTGCCAAATCTTGTTCTAACTTTTCAATATCCGATTGTGCATCCGCTTTGAGTGCGTCTCCGTTTAATGAAGTACCTCCCTGCGGTGTTGAAATTGTAGCAAATTTGCCACGTGCTTCACCAATCATGTATTTGCACGTTGCAAGTGTATAATCTTTTAACCATTGTCCTGCATAAGGATCACTTAGCAAAATAAAGTCTGGTCTTTGATTGTACACCGCTAACATAACTTCTTCATCGCCTCTAGGTCTTTGCATTATTGTTAGTTTGTGATTAACTGGATCAAATTTAAAGTTAATAAAAGAGCCAAACATTTTACCTACAAGTTCTTGATAACCAGCAAAGGCCATATAAGTTGCCAACCCGCCCATTTGCGTAGAACTTAATAGATAGGTGTTTGTGTATGCAAGGTTGAATGGTTCAAATATTGTACCACCTTGACCACCACCGCTTCTTGATCCAATACTTCTGCGAAACACTTCTTTGACACTTTGTATTTCATTTGGAAGTATGTAATCGTTAGTATCCTCTTTTAATTCTAAAAATGAGTAAGATTCTTCTACAGAATTTTCTGCTCTCTGTCTGTATTTGCCAAGTGCTTTCTCTAGTGCTACTTCGTAGTGATCAACATCTAGTTCAACGTCGATCATACCGTCGCCTAGCAACTTCTTGACGTAGTTAAAAAGTTTTGTTTTTGCAGTATCTAATTGTGTGCTCATGCTATTATTTATTCGATCGTCATTCCAATAAATACATTTGTTATGCCCAGATTAAGTTTATACAAACCGGAGAAATCCGCTGATTATCGCTTTATAGACAAGACTGTATATGAAGCATTTCAGATCGGTGGAACAGACATATTTGTTCACAAATATGAGGGTCCTGTTGAGCCAAGTAAAGGTACACCAACTCAACCCAAAGGAGTAAGCGATATTCCTGAGACTAAAATACAGGATTTATTATTTTTAGAAAACCGTGATAGAAAATATTCAGATGATGTTTATACTCTACGTGGTATTTACAATGTACAAGATTTAGACTTTGACTTATCACAGTTTGGAATGTTTTTACAAAACGATACTGTGTTTATTACATTCCATCTAAACAGAAGTGTTGAGTCAATTGGTAGAAAACTTATGAGTGGCGATGTATTAGAATTACCGCACTTAGCAGATGACTATGCACTAAATGATTTTCAAGTATCGCTAAAACGTTTTTATGTAATTGAAGATATAAGTCGTCCTAGCGAAGGCTTTTCACAAACTTGGTATCCACATTTACTAAGAGCAAAATGCAAACCAATACTAGACAGTCAAGAATTTAAAGAAATTTTTGATAAAGAAAGTGGTCAAGAAGGCAAGAACTTACGTGACGTGCTTTCAACATATGAAAAAGAAATGCAAATTAACGAACAAGTAATTGCACAAGCAGAGGCTGATGCACCAAAAACAGGATATGATACAAATCAATATTTTGTTGTTCCAACCGATAAAGCAGGTGATGTTGATATTGTTGATGACGGTTCAAACACTCCAACTTTACAAACACCAAGCGGAAACTATTATATTGCATATGGTGGCGGAGATGGTTTACCAGCAAACGGTTCACCGTACACATTTGGTACTTCTTATCCTAGCAGTCCTGATAAAGGTGCATATCATTTAAGAACAGATTACTATCCTAATAGACTGTTTAGATACGACGGCAATCATTGGATTAAGGTTGAAGATGGTGCAAGAATGAGTTTAACTAACACTGTACAAAATAGTGTTGTTAATGAATTTACAAACAATACAGAAACATATACAAATAGAAAAGGCAACACTCAACTAGAGAAACAGCCTTTGTCAACTGCATTGAAACCTGAGGCAGACGCTTAATGGAACATTTTTACGACGGACAAATTAGAAGATTTGTTACACAATTCATTCGTGCATTTAGTAACTTTAGTTACAAAGACAGTGCCGGTACTTTAAGAAAAGTGCCTACCAGTTACGGAAACTTAACACGTCAGGTAGCACACATTATAAGAGATAATTCAGAAAACAAGGTCATTAGTGCGCCTCGTATTGCTTGTTATGTTACAGGGTTAGAGTATGCAAGAGAACGTGTACAAAGTCCAACACACGTTGATAAAGTTCATATTAGACATAGAGAATATGATGATGCAACAGGAACTTATAAAGACTTGCAAGGCGTTGGTAATACAGTTGAAAGATTAATGCCGGTACCATTTACACTAAGAATGAAAGCAGATATTTGGTCAACTAATACAGATCAAAAATTACAAATTATGGAACAAATTCTTGTTCTATATAATCCTGCACTAGAAATACAAACAACAAACAATTATGTTGATTGGACTTCACTTAGTTTAATTGAACTAGCAAGTGTAAACTATTCAACTAGAAGTATTCCTCAAGGAACTGAAACAGAAATTGATATAGGCGAAATGGAATTTACAATGCCTATATGGATTACACCTCCGGCTAAAGTTAAAAAACTTGGTGTTATTGAAAAAATTATTATGAATATTTTCGATGAAAGTGGAAGTATCAGTGACGGATTAATTGATGCAACTATACCAACAGCAACAGTTGTTAAGTCACCTGGAGATTATAAATTACTAGTTCTAAATAACACAGCACGTTTGTTACATGCACACGAAGGTGTAGACGAAAATAAAACTGGAACATTTACTACAACCGGCGATCCAATAAGTTGGTTTAAATTACTAGATCAATATCCTGGTAAGTTTACTGCTGGAACAAGCAGTATTAGACTTACAAAAAATGACAGCAATGAAGTGGTTGCTACAATTAGTTTGAACCCAACAGACGATACACAAATGGTATTGTCTATTGATAGTGATACTGTACCTGCAAATACAGCACTTGTGGACAGTGCAAACACTAGAGGAACTATAGATGCTATTATTGATCCTACAACTTTTGCACCTGATTATACCACAATAACAGCAGGAACAAGATATTTGATACTTAATGATATAAATCCAAATGTAAAAGGCGACAGTTCTGATGCTAATGCTAATGCTTGGCAAAATGCTGATGGTTCAATATTCAAAGCAAACCAAAACGATATTATTACTTGGAATGGTAATAGTTGGGAAAAAACACTAGATGCAAGTGGCTCAAACGACGGAGCCGATTCTGCTTCATCACCAGACACAGTGTACATAACTAATACATATACTGGAATTCAGTACAAGTGGGAGAACGGATCTTGGCTGAAAAGTTTTGAAGGTGAATACGAGGCAGATAAATGGAGACTAGTTCTGTAAAAGATATAATTTGTAGTGGTGCATTATTTTTTGCAAAAAGCACCGGAAGATTTCTATTTCTACAAAGAACAAAACATAAAACAGCAGGCCAATGGGGCCTAGTTGGCGGCATGAGTGAAGAAGGTGAAACACCTTGGAAAGCACTCGAACGAGAAATCAAAGAAGAAATCGGTGACACTCCAAAATTTGAAAAAATTATTCCATTAGAACTATTCACATCCAAAGATCAAAAATTCTTTTTTCATACGTATGTTGTAAT